CACATAGATGGAGTGGCTGCAATGTTAGATGCTCTGACTGTTAAGCAGAAGTGGAATAGTCAGATCGGAGATCAATTAGCTAATAGGAGTTAAAAATGGGACTGTTTGAAAAGTTGTTCGGAAAATCTGAACAGCCAAAGCCTCAAAAGGTGGATGGCAAATTCAAATTATTAACTGCATATGAGCCGGTGTATACATCTTGGAGCGGTTCACTCTATGAGTCGGAGCTTGTCAGAAGTGCTATTGATGCAAGAGCAAGACATATAAGCAAACTCCGTGTAGAGATTCAGGGAGCTGCAAAGCCGAAGCTTCAGATCAGAATGAAGAGGTCTCCTAACGACTTTCAGACATGGAGTCAGTTTCTGTACAGACTTTCAACCATTCTGGACATGCAGAACACAGCATTCATTGTTCCTGTGTTTGGAGAGTTCGGAGAGATAATAGGTGTATATCCGGTACTTCCGACCAGATGTGAAGTAATATCCGTTGAAGGAGAGCCGTGGATCAGATACAGATTCAATAACGGACAGACTGCAGCTATTGAGTTGGATCTCATCGGAATAATGACGAAATTTCAATATAAGAGTGATTTCTTCGGAGAAAGTAACGCAGCTCTGCTCGATACAATGTCTCTGATCAAGCTCCAGAGAGACGGAATCAAGGATGCAACGAAGAATAGTAATACATACAAGTTCTGGGCTCAGGTATCTAACTTTACGAAGACGGAGGATCTGGCGAAAGAGAGAAAGAGATTCACTTCTCAGAACCTCACAGCTGATGCTGATTCGGAAGGATTACTCCTGTTCCCGAATACTTATACCAATATTACCAAGCTTGACTCTAAGTCCTTTGTTGTGGATGAAGGACAGATGAAACTCATTCAGACCAACGTTTATAACTATTACGGAGTCAATGAGCGGATTCTTCAGAACCTTGCGAATGGTGATGAATGGGCTGCATTCTATGAAGGCTGTGTCGAAGTCTTCGCTATTCAGTTTTCTGAAGTAATGACAAGAATGCTCTTTACTCCGAGAGAACAGAGTCAGGGTTCTTTACTGATGGCAACAGCGAACAGGCTTCAGTATATGAGCAACGCTGATAAATTGAATGTGGCTGCACAGCTCACAGATCGAGGAATTTTATCCATTAACGAGGCTCGTGAGATATTTAACCTCATGCCGGTTGATGGTGGAGATATAAGAACGATCAGAGGCGAATACAAGGATGCCAATGATCTAAACAATGGAGGAAATGAAGATGAACGAGAATAGATTTTACAGACCTGCAGATCTGCAGATCAGGGAAAGGGTAAACGGAGAGCCCGAGAGCTTTATCGTTGAAGGTTATGCTTCGACATTTGCTCCATATGTTCTCTGGAAAGATCCGGACACTGAGACAGAATATATCGAGCAGATTGATCCAGAAGCTTTCAGAAATACTGATATGGGAGATGTGGTGTTTCGCATTGATCATACAGGCCCCGTATATGCCAGAACAAAGAATGGACTTGTAGATCTGAAAGTTGATGAACACGGTTTATTCTGCAGAATAGATCTGGGACAGACAGCAAGTGCGAGAGAGATTTATGAGAATATTAAGATTCATAACTACTATCAGATGTCTTTCGCATTTACAGTTAATGAAGAGTCCTATGATCAGAAAACACACACGAGAAAGATTCTCGGAATTGATAAGCTCTATGATGTGTCGGCGGTAAGCTTCCCGGCAAACCCAGACACTGAGATAGATATAGCAACTCGTTCTTACCTTGACGGAGTGATCGAGGCAGAGACAGCGGAGAGACTGAGAGTTGAGCACAGAAACAGACAGGTTGAGCTTTTGAAGCTCAGAATTAAACTCATGGAGGTTTAAGCGTATGACTATCGAGGAAATCAAGGCTCTTGATATCGAGGCTCTTAATCAGAGAGTAGCAGATATTAAAGTCGAAATGGAATCGGAGGATTCCGACATTGAAGCTCTCAGTGCTGAAGTTGATGCAATCGAACAGCGTCAGATGGAGCTTAAGACCGCAGCTAAGGAAGCTGCAGAGAAAAGAGCTGCAGTTGCAGCAGACCAGATGGCAGAAGTCATTGAAGTAAGAAAAGAGGAGGATACAAAAATGACAGATATGGAGATGAGAAATACTCTCGAGTATGGAAAGGCTTTCGTTAAAGCTATAATAACAGGCGATGACACAGAAGCAAGAGCCCTGTTATCAACTAATGTAAGCGGTGGATCAGTTCCAGTTCCGGAAGTTCTTGAGAATGAAATCAAGAACGCATGGGAGGAAGCACAGTTCCTTCAGTTTGCAAAGAGAACAACTTATAAGGGAAATGTTAAGGTCGGATTTGAAGTATCAGCAACAGGTGCATCAGTTCATGTTGAGGGAACAAATGCTCCGGATGAAGAGACTCTTGTTTGGGGTACTGTAGAACTTAAGGCTGAGTCAATCAAGAAGTGGATCACAGTTTCTGACGAAGCTATCGAGAACACAACAATTGATACACTTCAGGAGATCTACAAGGAACTTGCTCAGAAGATTGTTGAGAAGGCAGATGAAATTGCAATCGGAAAAATCATTGCTGCTCCTGCAACAACAAGTGCTGCACAGGGTCCTGGAGTTCCTGTTTTAGAGGTTTCAGCAATTGCTGCTGATACAATCGTTAACGCAGTTGCTCTTCTTTCTGGAAAGGCAAGGGACCTCAGAATAGTTATGAACAGACAGACAAAGGCAGCTTTTGAGGCTGTTGCTCTTGGACTTAGCTACGGAGCAGACATCTATGATGGTCTCAAGGACAGAATCATCTTCTCAGATGCTCTTGATTCTTTCAGTGCAGCTTCAGATGATGACACATTCGTAATCATCGGTGATATCGGATACGGCTTCCAGGCTAACTTCCCTGCCGGAAATGACGTTAAGATAAAGGTTGATGACCTTTCACTTGCTGAGAAAGACCTCGTTAAGGTCGTAGGCCGTCAGTTCGTAGGTATGGGAGTTGTTGCTCCAAAGGCATTCGTTAAGATTAACAAGGTTACAGAGTAATTAATGGGAGGCACATGAGATGGCTTTAATAGATGATTTTAAAATTGCATACAGAATATCAATCAATAGTCAGGCTATTAACAGCCAGATCAATGACCTCATTGATGAAGCTGAAGACGACCTGGTTGCCACGGCTAACATAGTAATACCAGAGAATCCGGCAGGCAAGATTAAGGGAGCAATCCTCTTGTATGCAGGGTATCGATGGTATCAGACTTCTGATCTGGAAAGAAGCAAGGCTCTAAGGGCTTCATATGATCTGGCAAAGAAAGAATTGCTCATGAGCAGTAAATACTCAGACTATGCGGAGGTGGATGATGGACAATCTGATTGAAATTACGTTGATCAGTGAGACATCAACCATCGATGACATAGGACAGGAGGCAGTTACAGAGACGGAATCCACCGTAATGGGGAACATCAGATCTGTGAGCCGTTCCGAATGGTTTGATGCCGGAGCAAATGACATCAATGCTGAATATGTAGTCACAGTCTATGATTTTGAGTACGCTGATCAGACAGCTGCCGAGATTAACGGCACAAGGTACGGAATATACAGAACATATCGTGCAGCTAATTCCGACATAATCGAGTTATATCTCGAGAAGAAGGGTGGTGTAACGTATGGCTAAAGGAATAACGATAGGACCAGAAGCCCTGGCATCAACTATACAGCAGATTCTGCAGGAGATTCCGCATAGTGTGGAAACGGCTGTTGATAAAGCAGCAGATGAGACTGCGAAGGAAGCTGTTCAGAAGCTCAAGGCTACATCTCCGAGAGGACAGGGCAAAGGTGGTCATTATGCAGATGCGTGGACTAAGAAGAAAGATAAGGCCAATAAGGTAACTGTTTACAACAAGCAGTATCAGCTTACGCATCTTCTGGAAAATGGTCACGAAATCGTTGTTCATGGTCATGCGACCGGAAAGAGCACTGCAGCTATTCCGCACATTAAGCCTGTTGAGGAATTTTGCCAGACGGAGTTTGAGGCGAAGATTCAAGAGGAGATAGAGGCAGAATTATGACACAGAAAGACGTTTATAATTTATTATCAAGCTTCGGAATCCCTGTTGGCTTTAATCGAATTAAAAAGGGAACCTCGCTTCCGTTCATAACTTATCATATCTCTCAACCTAACAACTTTGTAGCAGACAGTGTGGTATATTATGAGATTCTGAATGTAGAGTTCCGAGTATACGAGGGCGAACAGATTAATCCGCAGCTTCATGAAACTATAAGAGAAAAGTTGAAAGAAAATGGAATACCGTGGACATCTGATACAACAATCGTTGAGGATGAGCAGTTGACCATTACATATTATTATTTTGGAGGTATAAACTAATGGCTGAAAACAAGGTTCACTTTGGACTTAAGAACGCTTATTACGCTGTACTGACCGAGACAACAGATCCACAGACCGGAATCATAACAACCACTTATGGTGACTGGAAGAAATGGCCGGGTGCTGTCTCAATCGGTCTTTCAAACAATGCATCGCAGGAAGACTTCTATGCCGATGACGGTGTTTACTATGTTGCTTCAAGTGCTTCTTCTTATGAGGGAGACTTTGAGTCGGCATCAGTTCCGAACAGCTTCAAGAAGGACATTTTCGGAGACATCGAGGATGCTAATGGAGCCATCATTGAAGTTAAGAGTGCGGTTACAAAGTATTTTGCATTCGGTTTTGAAACAAGCGGTGATGTTGGCGGTCAGAGAACAGTTTTCTATAAGTGTTCAGCGTCAAGACCTGAAGCATCTTCAGCAACGATTGAGGACGGAACAGAGGTTCAGACACAGACTGTAACAATCAAAGCTATCGGCAGAGCTGATGACTTCACTCTTGGTAACGAGACAGTAAATCTTATACAGGCAACTCTTACAAAGGGACAGACGGGCTATGATACATTCTTTGAGAGTGTATATGTGCCAACACCCTAATAATCCCTCATCGGATGATGA